TAGATGTAAACTGGCCTTTTGGTGTCAGTATATTTGAAAATATCTTTAAAGTGTTCAAACAGAAAGAACTATTAGAAGATAGTATTATCATCTATCGTGTTCAACGTGCTCCAGAACGCCGTATGTTTAAGATCGATGTGGGTAATATGCCTGCACATCTGGCCATGCAGTTTGTAGAACGTGTTAAGAACGAAATCCATCAGCGTCGTATTCCCACACAGTCAGGTGGCGGGCAGAATCTCATGGATGCCAGTTACAATCCACTATCAATTAACGAAGATTACTTCTTCCCACAGACTGCTGACGGTCGTGGTTCAAGTGTGGAAGTGTTGCCAGGTGGACAAAACCTGGGTGAGATTGACGATCTAAGATACTTTACCAACAAGTTGTACCGCAGCCTGCGTATTCCGTCAAGTTATTTGCCCACTGGTCCAGAAGATTCAGATCGTAGTTTCAATGATGGTAAGGTAACCACAGCATTGATTCAGGAGTTTAGATTTAACGAGTATTGCAAGAGATTGCAGCGTTATATTGCTCCTAAGTTCGACACAGAATTTAAGATGTTCTTGAAGTTTCGTGGATTTAACTTGGACAACAGCATCTTTGAACTGAGATTCTGTGAACCACAGAACTTTGCTGCTTATCGTGAAATGGAACTCAATGCCACTAGAATAGCAAACTTTGGTGGTATTAATCAGACTGATTACATGAGCAAGCGTTTCATGCTCAAGAAGTATTTGGGTCTAAGTGACATAGAGATTGCTGAAAACGAAAAGATGTGGCTGGAGGAACGTGATACTGGACCAGCTGATAGTGGTATGCAAGGCAGTGATCTACGTAATGTAGGTGTTACCCCTGGTGGTATCAATACTGACATGGAAACATTGGATAATATCGAAGCTGAAAATCCCGAGGGCAATCCTGATATGCCCAATGGTGAAGTGGGTGCTGGCGGTGTTGCTGGCGCACAACCTGGTGCGGGCAGCACTGGTCAAACTGCTACTCCGGCAAGTAGCGGTGCGATATAAATAATCAGCGGAGTTAACAATGTTTTTATCTGAAATGTTCATGGACCAAAATTCAGAGTACCAAGATCTTAGTAAAGATCAGAGTCAGATGAAGATGACTGATCTACGTAAAACACGTTTAACTCTGGCACAGATTAATCAGTTACGCAAGATGAATGATCAGCGTAATGTAGAAAGAGGCGAGCAGCTAATAAAAGTCCGTAAGATGTACGGCCAGCCTGCACAACCACCTGTATAATACAGTTTTGTGACCAAAGAGCTCAAAATCTGCTCATTTGAACATGTATTTAAATACATCGATTAAATATTATCACAGCACAAAATCCCTGAGGAGATTAAATTAATGCGTAATTACGAACAACTAATTGAATACATCATTAATGATGAAACAGAGAAAGCAAAAGAACTTTTTCATTCACTAGTGGTGGAAAAGAGCCGTGACATCTACAACGATCTAGTTGCAGAAGAAATGGAAGATGAAATGCATGAAATGGAACATGGCGACGATGCTGACGATATGATGTCAGATATCGAAGCTGACCATGATGGTATGGATTCAGACGAAGATCACGATGAAATGGGTCACGACGAAGGTGACGAGTTTGGTGGTGAAGAGCATGACGAAGGCAGCATGGAAGATCGTGTAATGGATCTTGAAGATATGCTAGACGAGCTAAAAGCAGAATTTGAATTACTAAAGGCTGACGAAGCCGGTGAAGCTGCACATCATGACGGTATGAATGACCCTAGCTTTGGTGCTATGGAAGATCATATGATGGATGACGAAATGCCAGCCGAAGGCGTTGTTCGTGAATATGTGGAAAAAGTAAAAGATTTCTACAAAGGCGATAACGGCGAAGGTTCAGGCGTAGGTGCAGGTACAGTTGGTGGTACAACCAACAGCAAGAGCATTGTAGCTGGTAAAAACGACATGGGCGGCACTGTAAGTAATATTGCACGTGGCGGCAAGAACGAAGATCCAGACAACAAGCAGTACAAAGATCCTTCAAACCAGTATGCAAAAGGCCGTGGCAATTTGCCAGGTGCTGGTAAGTTTGAAAATGTACCAGGTGCAAAAGCTGGCAAGGCTTTCAGCAATGCCAAGAAGCCCACTACTAGTGAGCCATCAGGTGTAAACAAAAAGACCCCATTGGCACGTTAAGGAATAGCAGATATGAATAACCTTCTTGTAGAGCATTTAAGTTACGACCAAGCTAAGATGGAGATGACCACTGGCGCGGAAGGCAAAGATCTCTACCTGAAGGGTATTTGTATTCAGGGCGGCCTCAAGAATGCCAATCAGAGAGTTTACCCAGTAAACGAAATTAACAAAGCCATCCAAACATTGAACAAGCAGATTCAAACTGGTTATTCAGTGCTGGGAGAAGTGGATCATCCCACTAACCTGAGAATTAATTTGGACCGTGTGAGTCATATGATCACAGAGATGTGGTTGGATGGACCAGACGGATATGGCAAGATGAAGATCCTACCCACCCCTATGGGTAATTTAGTACGCACCATGCTAGAGTCAGGTGTTAAGCTAGGAGTAAGCAGTCGTGGTTCCGGTAATGTCAGCGAAGCCACAGGCGATGTCAGCGATTTCGACATTGTAACTGTAGATATAGTAGCTCAGCCCAGTGCACCAAATGCCTATCCTACCGCAGTTTATGAAGGTCTCATGAACATGAATGGTGGGCAGCGTATACTGGAAATTGCTAGAGATGCAAAAGACAATCAACGAGTTCAGCGTTACTTGCAACAAGAAGTTGCCAAGTTTATTGCTGAGTTAAAGATATAAGTTCGGGAGAATATTACATGTTCGAAGCTCTAAAACCATTACTAGATAGTGGTATCCTGAACGAAGAAACTCGCGAGACTCTGGAAGAGGCTTTTAAAGCTAAAATCACAGAAGCTCGTGAGCAGATCCGTGCAGAAATCCGCGAAGAGATGGCCAGTCGTTATCAACACGACCGCACCGTCATGGTGGAAGCTCTGGATAAGATGGTAACTGAATCACTAACAGCAGAAATTGGTAAGATTGCTGCTGAACGTGAAGCAATTTCAGAAGACCGTGTGAAGTTCACTAACCGTATGATGCAAAAGGCACAGAGTTTTGACAGTTATTTGTCAGAGTCACTGAAGTCAGAAATTGCTGAATTACATAGTGATCGCTTGGCAATGCAAAATGGTGCAAAGAAGTTGGAAGCATTTGTTGCTGAAAACCTACGTGCAGAAATTGAAGAATTTGCCCAGGACAAAGCAGATTTGGCTCGCACCAAAGTTGCTGTTGTTTCAGAAGGTCGTGCTCAACTTGAAGCACTACGTGCTAGCTTTGTTAAAAAAGCAAGTGGTCTTGTGGAAAACACAGTATCCAATCATCTTCGTTCAGAACTAAATCAACTAAAAACCGACATTCAGGAAGCCAAAGAAAACAACTTCGGTCGTAAAATCTTTGAAGCTTTCAGTACTGAATTCGGTGCTAGCTACCTTAACGAAAGAGCTGATATTAAAAAGCTCACAGGTCAACTCACTAAGATGCAACTGCAGATTAGTGAAGCCCGTAGTGCTGCTGATCAAGCTCAGGCTGAAGTTAAGCGTAAAGACAACGAAATTCGCCGCATCAACGAAAACGCTGCGAGAGAAAATAAAATCAACGATTTGCTGAAAACAATCGGCAAAGAAAAAGCCGCTGTAATGTCAACACTGCTGGAATCAGTCCCAACAGATAAACTAGACGCAGCATTTAAAAAGTACCTGAAACCAGTTATGGAAGGCACTGCAACTACACCTGTTGTTGAAAGACAGCAGATTGTGGAAAGCCGCGCTGAAGTTACCGGAGATCGTGCTGTTAAATCAGATCCTAGCTCAAACAATATCATAGAAATGAAGCGTTTGGCTGGTCTTGTCAGAAACTAATATTGGAGATAGTAAAAATGACACAAGAACTAATTGAAGGTCGTTGGAGCGAAACCAAAGCAGCCCTGTTGGAAGGACTATCTGGTAATCGTAAAACAACAATGAGTATGGTATTGGAAAATACCAAGAAGTATCTTGCAGAAAGCGCAAGTGCTGGTGCTACAAGTTCAGGTAACGTAGCAACACTTAACCGTGTTATCCTACCAGTTATCCGCCGTGTAATGCCAACTGTTATTGCTAACGAAATCGTTGGTGTTCAGCCAATGACTGGACCTGTTGCACAGATCCACACTCTACGTGTTCGTTATGCTGATAACTTTACAAGTACAGCTAGTGGTTCAGCTGGTACTGATGCTAACGTGGGTGACGAAGCTCTGAGCCCATTCAAAATTGCTAGTGGCTATTCAGGTACTCCACAAGGCACTAATAGTGCTGATGGAAGAGCTGGATTCACAAGCTCAATGGAAGGTACTCCAGGACGTCGTTTGAACGTGCAGATCCTGAAGCAGCCAGTAGAAGCAAAGACCCGCAAGCTGTCAGCTCGCTGGACTTTTGAAGCTGCTCAAGATGCTCAAGCAATGCATGGTCTAGATATCGAAGCTGAAATTATGGCAGCACTGGCACAGGAAATCACTGCTGAAATTGATCAGGAAATCCTATACAGCCTACGTGGTCTGGCTGCTCAGGAATTCACTTTCAACCAGGCAACTGTTAGTGGTACTGCAACATTCGTTGGTGACGAACATGCTGCTCTAGCAGTTCTGATCAACCGTGCTGCTAACCTGATTGCACAGCGTACACGCCGTGGTGCTGGTAACTGGGCTGTTGTTAGCTCAGCTGCTCTAACTGTTCTGCAGTCAGCTACTACTAGTGCGTTCGCTCGTACAACTGAAGGTGCGTTTGAAGCCCCAACTAACACCAAGTTCGTTGGTACACTAAACGGTGCAATGAGAATTTATGTTGATAGCTATGCTAACGACACTATTCCAGTACTAGTTGGTTACAAAGGCTCAAGCGAAGCTGATGCTGCTGCGTTCTATTGCCCATACATCCCTCTAATGTCATCAGGCGTCATCCTTGATCCTGCTACATTCGAACCAGTTGTTGGCTTTATGACACGTTATGGTTACGTTGAACTGACTAACACTGCAAGTTCATTCGGTAACGCAGGTGATTACTTGTCAGAAATTGCTGTGAGTAATCTGTCATTCCAGTAATACTGGTTATTAATAAGATCAGGGCGGGTTTATCCCGCCCTTTTTCTTTGAGTGAACTAAACTTATTTTTCAGATAAATAATTACAACAACGGTGTATTAATATGGCTTTAGCAAGAACTCCCAATACAAGTTTTAGTAATGTCCCAGTAGGTTTAGGCCTAGTTGACGTTTGGACAGTAGCAGCACCAGATACTACTTTGAAAGCTGGAACTTACATCCAGCTGAGTAAATCTGTTGGCGTTGCTGGTAGTACCACAGCTGATTTCATGTTGGGAAAATTGATCAGTTGGCAAACAACAACATCAGCTGATGCAACAGTGGATGCCAATGGCACAAATACAACTGGTTATAAATTATCTCTGGAAATAGTTGGAATCACTGGACTAGCGGCTATAGCTTCATGGCCTGCAGGTTATGGTGCTGCAACTGCCACAGGCAAATGGACAGTTTACCAATATGCAACTGCTTTAAGTTTACCTAACAGCAGTTATACAAACCTTTATTTTAGTGACATTAGCACAATTGGAAAAAATATTATAATATATACTGTCGTCCCACCAGTGCCAAATGATGGTACATGGAAAGTAGGTGACATAATACGAGTTTCAGGTGCAAGATTGACACTAACCGGAGGGTATTGGCTTGGTACTTTAGTTGGTTGGTCTTCCGCTTATCAAATTGACACTTCAACTAGTTCGTTCACTCCTACTTATGGTTACGCTATGATACTTAAAGTAACGCAAGGATTAGAACCAAATAGCTTGCCTAAAGGAGGCGGTGGTAGATATGATGCATATCCAAATGCACCTGGTTTTCCAACAAGCAATCAATCTTGGAGTATTGGAAATTATACATTAGAAAACCAGCCTGTTATTACTCTGGGTGCAGTTGGTAACCCTGGACCAACAGGTCCTACCGGGCCAACAGGTCCAACTGGTCCCACTGGTTATATTGGACTTCGAGGTCCAAGTGGCGTAATAGGCCCTACAGGTTCAATGCTGTTAGTAACTGGGCCTACTGGGCCTAAAAGTACAGTTACTGGTCCTACAGGTCCTATAGGCCCAGCTGGAACAGCAAGCCAGACTGGTGCCACAGGTAAAACAGGACCAACTGGTCCTGCTAGTACAGTAACCGGGCCAACTGGATCCATTGGTCCAGTGGGTAATATTGGTCCTACTGGTGCAACAGGTAGTAGCATGACTGGTCCAACAGGACCACAAAGTAATGTTGCAGGGCCCACAGGTGCAACAGGAAGAAGTTTCACTGGACCGACTGGTCCTGCTGGTTTTGCCACCAATACTGGTGCCACTGGTCCCAC